ATATTTAACTAAATCCCTGTATTCCGCCCATTCGAGAAATGAACGAAGCAAATTCCTATTATCCCGTTCCATCCCATCATACCGGTAGCAGGCTATCGCAGGAGAATATCTTTCAAGCGGTAATCCCCTAACATCATAACCATGTTTATCTTTATTGTAATTATCAAATACAAACAAATCGAAATGGAAGACATCTACATTAAAAAGTTCAAGGTAAAACTTCCATTGACAGGAGTTGATATAATCAGAATCTGATGGATAAGAGTATTTAGTTTTTATATCTCGTATTTCTATACCGTCTATAATATCAGCACATCCTGTTACAACAGCACATCCAAAGTCTTTATAAAGACGTATCTCATGATAAGCGTTTGGAAACTCATTTCGATAATCTAGTGCAACCTTGCACTGGTTTACATCTAAAATAACATCAAATCCATCAATATCAAACTTTCGACCACATGGAACAGGTTCTTTTTGCTCTTTCCCATAATAAAGGAAAGAGCGCTCTCCGGAAGGTACTTTTTCAGACTTAGGCTTTCCTGTTTCCACAATAGAATGGAAAGCAGTGCCTATCCGAGTTTGTTCATTACCTGTAAATACGCCTGTTATACTTTCTATTACTGACTGTTCGGTGATTTCATAATTGGCATATTCACTCTGTTCTATATACCTTCTAAATTTTTCAAGCTGCGTTACTCTTATCAGAGGAATCATTTCTCACAAATTTCTTATTTTCATTTTCATATTTAAATCCTTTTGATGCAAGATTTGTCTTCATTTCCTTGAAAAAAGGATATTGTAATACCTGTGGCAATTCCTTCATCGCTTCAATGATACCGGAAATATCTTCATCCGTCATGGCAGCTGCAAGTTGTTCTCTCAAAGATGAAAGCATCTCATTTGCTTTTTTCTGTTCTTCTGATTTATTCTGTATTGCTTGCTTTACTGTAGAAATAACGTTTGCCATAAATGTAGAAAAATCAGCACTAGATGATTCAGGTATTTCCATCATCTTTAATTGTGCTACGTTTTTCCCAATAAAAGTATCAGTTGGTTCGAATGAAATAGTGCGCTTACCGTTTACCTTAGATATATATCCTACCTGATCAGCAATACGGAGAAGTAAATCCTTACTCTGTCCAGTACAATCCGGTGAATGCTTTATAATGTCACCTTCCGCCACTTCCTTATCATGGCAAATAAAAATAATATCAGAACCATTAGAACGAAGCTGATTAACAAATGATTTGAAGTCTTCCGCTATTTGCCCAAATCTCTTTAAAGTATTGGTTGCTAATTTGTAGTTGTTTTTTATAGCAAAATTCATCAGATAATCATCCAAGCACGCTTTAGCTGTATCGCAAATGATAGTACTATAGGACTTCATTGTTTCATATTCCGCTGTTATGTCTTCCCAATTGTTGGCAGTAAGAGTGTCACAGCGTTGTACTGCTCTATCATACCCTCTATCTGTGTCTATTAAAAGAGGATTAAATGCAGTTGTAGCAACAGAAGTTTTTCCTGTTCCCGGCGTGCCATATAGCACGATAATCACTGGACGTTCAGGAGTTACGTCATTTTTTTTAATAATCGGCATATCATATATCATTTAAAGTGGTTAAAATAGTTCCCGGATACCGAACCAACGGGCACCGGGATTGTAATTATTCGCATGGGATAATTTTCCCATTATCTAGTTTATAGAAAGTATCTGGCTTTATTAATCCACCATCAACCTTAACAGCTTTTACCTCCTTGATTGGGTATGTATTGCCGTCCCACTCACCTCTTTCTGTAAGGACTATCCAACATCCGATAGATCCTTTTGCTTTACTATCCTTACCTGTTACTATAGCAATAGAATCTTTACCGCTAACTTCGGCTGCCGACTGGTTTCCGGTGTTGGTTGCTGCCGACCGGTTTCCGGTGTTGGTTGCTGCCGACCGGTTTCCGGTGTTGGTTGCTGCCGACTGGTATCCAGTGTTGGTTGCTGCCGAGTAGTCTCCGGTGTTGGATTCTTTGCAATCCTTCCAATTAACTTTGTCAAGTATAAACTTTGCTCCAGCCTCTACAAGACCTTTTAACCCTATTTCAGCAGATATGTGGAGCTTAGAACAAGCTATTTTAGTATCGTCACTATCTTTATCAATACTTCCGCCTCCTTCTACCACACAATATCTATTTATTCCATTCTCGGCAGATGGAGGATAATAAGAAAATACATCAAATGGATTCTCACAAAAATGGAAACCTTTCGAACAGGCTTCAATCTTCCCTTCTTCCTGAAAATCTTGTCCTAATTCGTATTGATATCCCCTGCATTTAAGGTCCTTATCGAATCCCTTAAAGCCTTTTATTGTTTCTGTCATGATTATATATTATTAAAGTGGTTAATCAAAAAGCCCCGGACAGCAAAGCCATACTGGGATAATTCAAAACTTAAATAGCGGACTGGATACCGCACGGAGTCCTTTACTCCGGGATTAGAGTTAAACAATGATTATCTACCAAAGAGTTCCAATGCCTTTTTAGCATCCGTAATAATCTTACGACCATCTTGCTTTATCGCTTTATCTATTTTTCCACTTCGTTTTATGCGATAGGCTTCACTGTAAGAGCACCGAAACAATTCAGCAATACCTTTTAGTCCATAGACATATTCTTTTGCTTCTGGAGGATTATTTACAGGGATAGCGTTTTGAAGCAATGCCCTTAATTCCCCAACTGTCAAATCTATCAAGCGAGTATCGTTTGATATTCTTTCTGATCCAATCATAATTCCTCCTATTATTTTTATACTAAACAACAATCATATCTCCTAGCCCTAGATCGGAAGACTACTTCCACCCTTGCTATACTTCGCGTACTTCTTAATCTTATTCTTTCGCAATGCGAATCAAGGATTAAAACAAACAATAAACAGCACGTTACTACCGTTCTAACCATCGGAGAAAAATCAAAAGTAAATTCTATCCCCGATAATCGCTCGTAGAACTTACGACATAATTCACGTCCGTTTTTCACATTTAGCTTTTTAAAAGCTTCTTGCAATTGATTGTTTATCGTGCTAACTGCCTTATATTTTAATGATGCAATCTCTTTCTTTTCTAATCCAGATATATACATTTGAGCTGTCAACTCACATTCCTGAGTCAGTTCCGTTAATACTCTTTTCATGATTGTGTGTTTTCTAAAGTTACTTTAACCGGATAACTGAAGTATATCCTGTATATTCAGTTTTTGAGACTCTAAACATTAAGTCTATTTTAGCTTTTAGCTTATTAGTCAATCGTGCTTCACGATTTCTTCTAGCAGCTTCAGACTTAATACCAATGTGACGTGATTCATCGTAGGGAATATTATAGATGTCTCCTACTTTCATAGCATCAAACACTTTGGTTGTTTGATAGCTTTCATCAATAACGATTTCTTTTACCATAAAATATTAATTTATAAATTTAGTGGACAGTGAAGGATTCGAACCATCTTTTCATCCGTGCGGATGCGTTCTAACCAAGTAAACTAACTGTCCGTTTGCCTGTATCACGTCAGATACAGGACTTTCACATCAAAATACAACGAAATATCACTATTCTCACGAACGGTGGTATCACCTCAAAGTATATTTTTATTATTTTCATTTTCCTATTTTAAAAAGGGGTGTACTATCTTCACAGACAATACACCCCGAACACACAAACACAAAATAAAAACACGACAAAACAAAAAGTTTTTAAGTAGCTAATTACTCTTCTCTCTCTAATCTTTTACTATTCTTCTCTATATATATTGAACACAATGCAAATGCGACAAAAGAAAGCCAAAAAACAACATTGAATTTATTTGCGAACAATATCGTCATGGCAAGAGATATTGCCCAGATTGTTAATAATGGGGTACGTTTCATATTATATAAGTATTAGTTAGTTCCCGCACCTTGATCCGATCAAGACATCACGCAAACAGTGCAACTGTCCGTGCGGGATATATGTTGACTTACTCACGTTGCTTCCTTCCGCTCATATCATCGCTGGTTGGCTATTACGCTATACTTCGCATCGGCTATACTGCTTATCTGCGCAGGCTAATTTAACGTGCCCTGAACACGACTTCATTTTTGAGGGTTAAGCCTCCCATCCCGAATTAGGATTCATCGGTTTACCGTTGTGCTCTGAAAGCGTTTCGCTCGCTTCTTTCGTAGATTCTAACCTAACAGAGCCTCGTAATCTTTTATTATCCGAAGAAGGTTACTAATAATTTCTTCTTTCGTATCTTTGCTTCCGGCCAGCATCTGAACTGTATATTCATCTCGTTCTTTCAGATCGTCCGTGTATTTCCGAAGGAAAGACAAATTTTTGCTTATCTCATCCCTACTCATAATTACCTCCAAGAACTATCGTAATTAGCATATTTATCAGCAAAGAATGCTTTCAGCACATTTCCCTGTTTAGGCTCAATCGCTTTCGGCTTCAATGATTCTACATATTCATCCATCTTTAAGCGAGCGTCCACCCAAGAAGTACGCAAGGCAGATTTTAGAGAGTATCCGTAATTGCGGACATAAACCCAAGCTCTTTGCATGATGGCTTTCATATTGTATTTGCCGTCCTTTACCAAAGAATAATCTCTATCTTTCATAACCTTTTTATTTTTAATGCGTTTATACTATTGTGAATCTTTGCCAAGTTGCGTATCTTTGCAACGGTTCGATGATGCAAATATACTATGTTTTATCTGTATTACAAATATAATACTGATAATAATCTGTATTTAAACATTGTTTAACTATTAGAGTGGTTCATACATTATTATATATAGCTATGGATTTGAAAGACTTTGTCAGCGAAACACTGAAAGAGATAATTGCAGGCGTTAAGGAGGCGCAAGAATACGCAAAAGAACATGGAGCGATAATTAACCCTACTAAATTTGGGATTGTCGCACCAAAAGCCATAATGAATAAAGATAATGATGAGGTGACATCCATACAGTGCATTGACTTCTCATTATCATTGCAGCAATCTTATGCAGCTGACGGGAAGGTAAGCATAGGAGTCCTTGATATAGGAAAGATAGAAGGAAAATACGAAAATATTAAAGAAAACAGGGTAAATTTCAGCGTTTTAATTACACTCCCATGTGGCGATACCCATTAGGAAGTGCATTGGCATTGAACTTCCCGTTTTTGATATAATCAGAAAGTTCTTCTGAAATTCGTATGGCTGTTTCAGCTTCTGTATTGTTCCCGACAAGATTGCTATTCAAAACCATTAGAAGTACTCTTTTCCTTCTTATTTGAGCGATGCGATTCTTGAAAATAGAAAACAGTTTCATAACAATAAAAATAAAGCGACCAACTCCAAAGTTGCGGTTGGAAAGGTCTAATAAAACGAAATACCGCAATATATAGTTATCAAAATAAAAATATCCGCAATAGGTTGCAGCTACTACGGATACCATATATTAAACCTCTTGTGAGGAAAGTTTAACCACTTTGTCTCTGTAACATCTGCAACTTGTTACCGGCACAAATATACTATTTAATATCTGTATCAAGACTATTACTTAGTATTTTAATGTATTTTAATCTGTATGAATAAGAAAGATAGGTTTATACATGCTTATGAATACCTTAGGGCACAAGGAAAAGTGCATACTCAAAAAGATGTCGCTGAAATTATGCAGGCAAATTATGCAAATGTAAACTTTGCATTCGGAGGAAATGAGAGGTATTTAACAAACAAGTTTTTATCACGTTTTAATAAAGCTTTTAATAATCTATTTAATGAGGAATGGCTTATTAATGGAAGCGAACCAATGCTTTCTATTCCAGAAGAAAGTATAAATTCGACTATAAGCAATACCGATAAAAATGAAATTCCTCAATACGAAATGCCAACTATCAACGAGATGATAAAAGTAATATCTTTATTGTCCGAACAAGGAAAAGAAAATGCTCAGGCTAACAAAATTAACGCAGAGGCTAATAAAATAAATGCGGAAGCAAATGATCGAAACAGTAAGAACATGGAACGAATGATGGAAATGCTTGAAAGAATGCTCAATAAAGAAAAAGCTTTTCAGGAAAAAGAAAGAGCATAAATAATGTATATTTATAATATGTTCAAAAACATCTGATAAAATAATAATTTTTATAGAACAAATGAACAATCCATATTGTTGAACAAAAACACTAAATTTTAAAACAATATGGAAAACTCTTTTCAAAAAAGATTCGAAGAAATCATCAGAATTGCAAACATTCTGTATCCAACACTTCAAAAAAGTACAATGGAAGTAATTAAATGCAACGGGAGAAACAGTAAAATTGAATTTGACTTGCGTACACTAAACACAAAGTTATTGTACAAACAGAAGAAAAATGA